GACTTGTACCCCCGTTACTAAGTATAGGAGTGCTAAACATGAACCAACGAGAGGAACTGTAGTTATAAAGTCTTTGAGCCAGTTCAAAATCTGTCTCCCCCTTGTAGGTTGCTCCGAAGACGGAGGCTCTTGCGAAGGCTTCTTGTGCATGTGTTTCGTTCTCCCAAAAATATCTATCTTTTAATGTATCAAGACTAAACTTATCAAATGTTTTTTCTTTGTCATAGTCTATTTCAATTCCTAAGTAAGGCTTAGTTCCTATCTTATCTTCAATCATTTTTCTTCCTGTAAATATAAAGCTATTATAGCATAGTGAATAATCTTTAGCAAGTCTGCGTTATTTTTTCCGTTCTTCTTTCCGTACCTCATAGCGTACTTCATAATGTTTCCTACACAGAAACCTTCTCCATGTCCTGCATCTAATATCATATCTGTTGCTTGATACTTACCATTAGCATAATGTTGTTCGTATGTTCTGTTTACATATCCAATTATATCTTTTATAATTTTGTCTTCTTTGAATTTATACTTCACTCTTCCATTCCTCCGGTAGTGTTTCCTCACTATACCAAGTGAAGTTGTTTGTTTCTGCCCATTCAGCGTGGCTTCTTTTAGTTCCGTCTTTTCTTTTCTTAGCCTGTGGCATAGGAGACAAAGGCTTTTGAAATAAAAACACTAGCTCATAGTTTTTAGGTAGTGCTTCTCTAATGTGTATGTACTTACTATACTCTGCATAGTCCCAGAACCTACCCTTAGCTTCTATCAAAATAGTTTTACCAGATATAACCTTAACAAAGTCAGGCTCGTATCTGTGCTTAACCACATAGTTAATGTTATCCCAATGATGCTTCCAACTTTTAAGAAGAGTTTGGTGTATGTCGTATTCCCACACACTATCATATCCTTTAGGAACATTTACTTTTTTAGGTCTTGGTTTTCTAGGCACTCGTCTAGGCATTAAGTTGTTCCAAAGTTATATTAGGATTTCTTTTTACCTGTTTATAAAACCATCTACGGCTATAGGCACTAAGAATAAACTTACCGTTTGCAAAGACATGCGTCTGTTGTGGTAAGAACTCATGTAAATTATTCTTATTTATTTTAGTCTCATCTTCTCCTTCAGGGACTAATGTTCTTATCCACTCTATCAAGAGTCTCTCTCCTTTACGCCTTAATAACTTAGACTTTTTTTGACTCATAATTTTTTACCAGTTTCCAATAATTTAAAATACTATTAAACATTTCTCTATGTTTAGACTGGGAATCTTTATCCCAAATGTGACAAGCTATAAGCTCTGTGTTCTCTCTATCGACAAAGATAGATACTCTTTCTACATCATTAAAGCCACAGCCTTGAGCATAAGCAGACAACTGCATACCGTGTTCATCATACACTAACTTGGCTGGGTCTTTACCTTCTAAGTTATCTTTTGTTTTAAAGTCAACAAAGATACCGGACTTAGAATATAAATCTATCTTACCACCATAGCCTAAGTCAGCACAGAAAGAATCTTCTGCTATCCATTTCTCGTCAGGGAAATTTTCATCTAACCAAGATTGAATAATCTCATAAGTCTTACTAGTACCTTCACCCAAGAATCCTTGTTCAATCATTGCGTGTATTTCTGTACCTTTCTTTGCAGCCTCTTGACCTATTCTTTTAGAATCTTGCTTACATCTATATGCAAATTCTTCTATAGATTCTAGAGGGTCTTTCTCTAAAGTCAAAGCAGAGTTAAGTGCTTGATTTATTTTCCAATTCTCTAGCGATGGTTTGGCTATCATACCAAGAACGGTAGTGACAGAGGGTACTAGGTTATCTTTCTTTGCATCTCTAAGGGTAGTGTTTCTTTCTTTACCATTAGCACCTATGACTGTGTACATTGGGTCGCCCTCTTGGGTATACCAATGACCAGATTCCGACTTAAATTTATTAGCCGACAATGTATTATATACTTCTTGTGTAGAACTGTCAAGTGTTTCTTTATTTTTTTCCATCTTCTGACTCCTTAAATGCTTTGATTACATCTGATGAGAATAGTTTTTGTAGGTTTACCAAGAACATTTTACTAGCGTTGTGGTCTCCACCAGCTACAGTTTTAAATGTATCAAGCTTATCAACTATAGTTCTAAGTACATCTGTTTTAAATACAAGAGTACAGAACTCGTTGTCTCCTACACATAAGTTATGAAACCAATAGTCTGATTCAGTTGCTCTGATACCAGAAGGTTTGTTCCAAGACTCATACTCTATACATATGTTTCCTGTCTTCATCCACATACCTTTCTCTGATTTAACTTCTATCTTCTTTCCTGTCAACATATCTTTTATTTTATCTTCTCTTATCTCTCCATACTCTAAGTCAATGTCAAACTTCTTTCTATCTTCTTTAGTGGGTTTCACTCCAATTTACTCCTGTCTTGTATTCACCGTCCAATGGACAACGAAGATTAAAATATTCTCCTGCTTTTATTATACTCTCAACTGCAACTTCTCCCACGAAATCTGCTTGACTTTCTTTAACTTCTATCTGCCACTCATCATGTATGTTGGCAACGAACTTGTACTGTACAGCATTTAGTTTTAGCATATCGTCTAAGAGGACAAGTGCTTTCTTCATTATGATAGCACCTGCTCCCTGTAGTAATGTGTTAAGTGCTGAATGTTGATTACGCACATATAACTTTCTACCATCTAATCCTTTAAGAAATTTTTTAGCCGATGCTCTTTGCACCCTGTCTCTAAGAGACTTAAATGATGGTTTATTATCAAAGAAATATTGTCTAGCTCTTTTGCCATCTGCTGTATTTCCGCCAACCACTTTTCCAAGTTTCTCATCTCCTGCTCCGTACATGAGTGCATAGATGAATGTCTTCGCCTTATCTCTAGATTCAAGCTGTGCAAGTTGCTGATTAGCGGTGTGTATGTCTCCATTGAGTATTTCATTTGTGTATTCCTCGTCATTCATATAGTGTGCTAACATTCTAATCTCAAGACCAGAAGCATCCACACCTAGTAAAACATTATTATCCTCTACAATCCAACAAGCTCTACACTCTTTGCCGTAAGGACTATGAGAGCTAGGTACTTGTGCCATGTTAGGACTTCTGTGTGTCATTCTTCCGGTGATAGCACCGTTAGGTATTACGAAGCCGTGCACTCTTCCATCTTCTTCAGTAGCATCTATCCAAGAATCAATCTGGGCTATACGCTTTTGTAGTAAAAGAAATTGTGCTATAAGATTAGCTTCGTGTATGTGTGTGATAGCTGATAAAGTTTTCTCATCTACTATAGGTTGTCCTGTAGGTGTGAACCTATCGGGCTTCCAACCAAAGTCAATAAGATATTCTCCTATCTGTTTCCTAGAACCAAGGTTGAACTCTTGTAGAGACTGTCTCATAAAGGGACTAAAGTCTAGAGTGTTTAAACATCTTGCGTACTCATCATCAGTAAGACCACGCTTAGACAACTGTCCATCTTTTCTTACATAAGGTGTAACAACTTTATCATCTACCCACTTAGGTTTAAACGTGCTGTGTACTTCATCTTCTATTGCTTGTTTCTTTTCTCTAAGTTCAGCAAGTAAAACTAAACCGTGCTCTGTATCAAACTTGAACCCGTTAGTTTCCTGTTGCTTTATTATACCTGCAATCCTTTGTTCTATATCTATGCACTCTCTACCAAATCCTTTAGATTCTTTTCTCAACTCTTTGAGAACTACCATGTTAAGATTAACATCTCGTATACAATAAGTAAGCATGTCTTCTGAGTAGTTAAGGTAGTCACTAAAATCTATCTTATGATATCCTAATTTGTATCCCCACTTCTCAAGACTATGACCACCATCTCTGTTAGGATTAAATAGTCTGGATAAAACAAGAGTATCTATTACTGGAATGCTAGAAAGGTTTACATCACTGAACTTATGTACCATAGGTATATCAAATCCAATAATGTTATGCCCTACTAAAGTATCTGCTTGAGACAAAAACTTATATCCTTCCTGTAATTTATCAGGCGGAAAGGTGTAGACCTTTTGAGTCTCAACATCTTGAGCAACAATACAATGTATCTTTGTTGCGTTGAGGTCATCTGTCTCTATATCAAATACTAATTCCATTCTTTTTTAAAGTCCTCCCATGATATTAATTCCTCTTGCTCTACATAGATACAGGGATACTTAAACTGTGGCTGTCTTGTTCTTTTAGGTTTAGCATGTAGATTCTTACCTGTTATAACACCTTTGAGTTCACAAGTTACAGTATCCTCATTTTCTTTTACCACAAAGAATGCATATAAATCAATATTATTATTAATCTTGTTAATCCAAAGCACACCATTATTATGAATAGTTGACTTTACATCTATGCTCCAACCTTTATACTGTATATCTCCAACATCATCACCACTATCCTTAGTTTTACATACTGGAGAAAAAACTTGACTAGGATATACGTTTGTTAGTTTAGCTAATGCTAACTCTGCAAATAATCCTGTTTTATCAGAAAAGTATTTATCATTGGTATTATTAAGAGGTAAAGTTTCAGCATTACGACTTCTTGCTCTATCATATCTACCCTTACTTAAGTAGTCCACGATTGCTTTCTCGCCATCCTCCAATACTATTTTAGTCATTTAAAATGCTTCTCCCGTTGAGTCATCAAACTCAATATCATCATCAGATAGTTCTGATAATCTGCCTGTCTCTGAATCATATACAACTCTACAAGCCATGCCAACATCACCAGTATACCTAGATTTTAATATTCGAAGCCTAGTTGTTCTTGCTTCCTCTGGGTCATCTGATTGTTGGTTTCTTTCTAATGCTATCACACAATCACTGAGCTGTCCAATACTATTTGAACCTCTGAGATGAGATAGAGAAACCTCTATACCATTCTCGTGTCCTTTGTTACCATCAACTCTACGTAAGTGTGAAACTAAAATGATACCTGCACCTGTCTCTTCTACCAAACTTCTAAGTCTAGTCATAATAGAATCAATGGCTCGTCTCTCATCTCCTTCATGCACAGCACTAACTAACATATGTAAGTGGTCTACTACCACCCACTTGCAATCACATCCTATAATCATAAAGCGAAGCTTAGTAAAGATATCATCAATGTCATTCGTACCGAAGTGTGAATGAACCCATACTCTATTACGATTGTCGCCATCATACAGTATATCGAACATCTTGTCAAGCTCTTCTTTAGAAAACTTATCGCGTTCTTGGTCAACATAAAGTCTAGCGTTAGCTTCAATGGATAGGATACCATCAATGGTTCTCCTCCAATCTTCTTCTAGTGCTATGATACCTACGTTGTCATTAGTATTCTTAATAAGATGATGCTCAAGTTCTCTAGTTACACTAGACTTACCAAGCCCAGTACCACCTGTAAGAGTAACAAGCTCTCCCTGTCTTAAGCCATATAGCTTTTTATTTAATCCTTCATAGGGATAAGGGACGCTTTCTTTCTTCTCACGATTGTGAAACTTCTCTCGTTGTTCTGAAACATTTATGACACCAGAAGGTGTGTAGACTTTTGAAGCCCACCAACATTCAACAAACTCTTTGTGTCTGTTAGAACGAAGCATATCATTAGGGTCTTTGAACCCATGAGGAAGTGTAAGTATCTTAGCCTTGCCCGGTTTAAACAGTCTGGCAACTTTAATAGAAGCCTCCTTACCAGCTTTGTCATTATCAAATGCTACAATAACATTCTCAAACTCATCAAAGAATTCTAAGCTTTCCTTTATATCACGGACTGCACCTTGTGCACCACGCTTTATAGACACTACTGCCCACTTAGAACCAAGTAGTTCATAAGCTGACATAGCATCACACTCCCCCTCCACGATGGTAACATACTTACCACCCTTAAATAACTGCTGACCAAACAAACCTGTGTCGTTGTAAGTACCAGAGACAAAGAAGTCTTTAGCTTTTACGTTACGATACTTGGTAGCTGATAGCTCGTGACCATTATAATATGGGTACAAATGCTTTACTACATTTCCTTGTAGGTCATGTACGCATTTAACACCATACTTAGTAGCCGTTGCTTGAGATATCTTTCTGTCTGTAAGAGCAGAAAACTTCCCTTCATCTACAATATCAGGTTGCTTAATCTGAGTTGTTGTCGCTGTTTGCATATCCTTTCCTCCACATGCTTTTGTGTAACTAGGCATGAACTCACCGCAACTGAAACACTTTGCTGAATCATCTTCATTGATTCCTACAGCATCACTACTGTTGCAAAGTGGACAGGGTTGGTGAAGCTTGTCCCAAGTCTTATCCATGTTAGCCCTCACTATGTTTAAACGTCTTCGTCTATTGCGTCACCTTCTGTAGTTTCCTCTACTACTTCTTGCTCCACCATCATCTCTTCAGGAGTATCTATCACAGCTTCTTCAGAGTTTTGAAGTAGCAATTCAAGATTGCTTTGATGTGATTGGGAAGCAAAGTTTAAAGCTTCTACAATTACATTCAAAGTTCCTATCTTACTTATAGTAGTATTGGCGTTGCCTTTACTATTATCATCTGCAATCATGTTGGTATCGTAAGTAACAGTACCATCATCTTTTCTTATAGTAATAATCATAATTAAAATTCCTCATTGTCATCTGAATTACCTTCAGAGTATTCAATTAAATCAGTAACCTTCACAGCTATTAACTCTGCGAATGTACCATACTTTCCTGTATAGGGTTTAATCTTTACAGTTCCTACAGAACCATTGCCCACACTAACATCTAAATCATTGCCGTCTCCGTCAACTAACTTAGGTGCTTGGTTGGTAGTCCCGTCATGTTTGATAACCTTTCTACTAAATGAGAATGCTGGTTCATCATACTTAGCTTGACCATCTCTGGTTCTTACTTGTGATAAACCTAGACCCTCTAGTCTAGTAGCTGTATCGCTATCAGTCAACACCACTACGCCATACTTATGTGGTTCAAACTTTGTGTTTGGTGTGCTGACATTAGCCCACATAAATTTTCCTTCTACATACTCATACATATAATTCCTCCATTGGTTGTATTAAGTTTTGCCATTCTAACACAGTTAGACTTTATTGTCAAGTCTTTTCTGTCTTCTTCTTGCATTATTTTTATCCCTTGTAAATTGGATAGCGGGTTGCAAGTCTTCCCATAGCTCGTTTAAACACTCTTGCTTTTGTTCTTTCTTTAGTCTGGTTACAATTTTTATATCAGACTTCTTAGGAATCCAAGTGTCCCAGTATGCTTTGTCCATGTCTGTCCATGTCCAAGCTATCTCTTTGTCTAGTGTTGTTGATTTGAAATATAGATTCATATAGCCCTCCAGCTTTTGAAAATTAAAAGGGTCACTTTTGAGTGATAACCAGCACTAGTTACAAGGGAAGGTAATCGGTTTAGTTCTTATCCCATTTCAGCTACAACTTTAATAAGTGTTGCCACCTCTAAAGATTTTACAGTAGCTCGAACACCTTGTAAAACTTAGTCTAGTTTTTGTGGCACGAGACTAGAAACTCGCACGATAAAATCGTATGCCTTCAGGTTCAGGAAGGTTAGTTGAGGGCTACACCCTTAGACATACCTTAAAAACAAGTGGCTATTATACCACAGCTAACCCTCGTTGTCAACCTTTAAATCCAATAACTTTACTTTGTAAACATCATCTTTCCAATTAACCTCGTAAGATACTTGGTCATCTGGATTGTCATGGTTGTGTTTTGCTACACAGTTAGTCCACTTCCTATACTCTTCCTTCGTCATAGGGTTTATAAAACCATCTATCATTTTATTAAAACCTACTCTTAAATAATTGTTGTAGCAATTTTATATTATCACTACTTAAATACTCCAAGTGTTCAGGTATCGAACCTCCTGCATACACATCATCACTATCTTCGTTCGTATCTATCATAGGTGTATTACTATAATGATTATCTACAATGTTATCTATCTCTGTTTCTATTCCTTGTATCATATTTATTCCTTATTATTTAATATAATTAATATTCATTCTCTTAAATACTATTAGATTGTATCATATTTTTAATCTAATTGCAAGTGTTTTCTTCATAATGTTTTGCCATCTTGGTTAGTTCTTTAGATGACATAGCGTTTAAACATTGTGTAGATAAGAACCTTATAACCAGAGAAGGTATGTCACCCCCTGCTGGGTGTTCGTAATAGAACATATAGTTATCACTTACATAGTTTAAACAGTCTTCAAGTAAATCATCTGATATGTTTAGTATATCATTGTCTACCATACTATGTACCTCATCTACAATTTGCTGTTCGTACTGTTCTATCCCTTCATTACTCATCAGTTCAATCCCTCCACTTGACTCCAATCCTCATCAAGGATAAGCACTTCTTCAAAGTTATGTTTGTAATCTACATCTACACCATGCCAATTCTCAAAGACTTTTTCAGTTCCGTCTTTAAAGGTTATCTTCAAATCTGCTCTACACAAATCCCAATCTTCTACCTTATCCCAATCAATACCTAGTTCTTCTAAGTCCCAATTAAGATAGCAACTATATCTAGCTTCTATATACTTTGGTTTATTCATCATCTTCCTCCTGTTTAAACGTCCTCTCCATACTTAACCTCTTTGATTATATCTTCCATCATATCATCATTGAACCACATGGTCAAGCCTCCTTGAATGTTTTTCTTAACGATATATCCTATGGTATCTAAGCCCTGCTCTTTGTATACCTCATTCAATAATCCTGTAAGCAACCCTGCTTTTTCTAGTGCGTTCTTTACGTCTAGCTTTGCAAAGTAATATGAATTAAATACTTTACTCATTACTTCCTCCTATATATTATCTATATATCTTAACATTTAATTTCATAAAGTTCAAGCCAAGCCCTTGATTATCTTTGTAGATATTGTACTTGTTTAAACGGTCTCTCGCATAAGTCTTCACTCTAAATTTAAAACCTAAGACATTGATATGTCTAAACTTTTTCTTCGGGGTGTATCTATCTTCGTATATTTTTAACATGTGTATTACTCCTGTTGTTGTTAAATTATAATTACCTTACCACACTTTTTAATTGGTGTCAACAATTTTCTATAACTAATTTCTCGAAGGTACGAAGTGCTTAACTATTCCAGCTTCTTCAAGCTGTTTAAACGCCCCTGCCTTAGTTCTTTTTAGTCCATAAAAATATTCTTTCACCACTCCGAACGCAGATATCCTGCTCATTTTCATAGGGTGATTTTTAATCTCAAACTCCAAGCCTATTAAAGCCGTTGCTAGTCTCATGTTATCCATGCCCTCTAACACATAGCCTCCCTCTTCTCCTGCTACCCACCTTTCTCCATTTAATTCTAACATATTTTTTTCTCCTTTGTTAATCAAACAATCCCTCAAAAATTAGCACCACTATTAATGCTAGTATAAAAAACAATCCCATCATATAACCTGTAAATGTTATCACGTTTAAACCTCCTAAGAATTTAAGTCCATTAATATATATTCGCCTGTCTTAATCTTGCTGTCAATAGTTTCTTTATCTTCGTTAAGAAATATTCTCAGCCATTTGCTTGTAGTCCTTGAAGATTTCCAAGCCTCCTTATTATCTCCGTTCATTTCTATCATTGCGTTATTTAGGTATGTGCTTCCGTGTGCCTTAATGCATATAGTAGTTTTATAAGACTGAAAGATTACACCTTCGCCTGTATAAATTCTAAATTGATTTGCAACATCATTCCCATTGTCTGGGTTGAATAAGTTTTCTACTCTCATAATTTTAACTCCTGTATATATTTATTATGTGTTATTAATTTACGCCATAGCGTACCCTAATTCTTTTCGTTTTGCTACTCTGCCTGTGTCAGGTTTTCGCAAATGTTTGAAAGCGTTTAAACAGTCTGCCTTCTTCTCTCCAGTATCTCATTTAATAAATGAAGTCTACCTTGGTTCTCTAAATTAATCAAGCCCCTTGATGGACAAACTGAAATCATTTTAGAACCTAAGTGAATATTAAATTCTCTAGTTTCTTTTACTACGTTTAAACGGGCTGTTCTTTTTTCCTGTTTAACTGCTTGTCTTTTCTGTTTTCTGTTTAATGTTTTCATGTTGTAACTATGCCACCCCTAAAAAATAAATGCAAGTCTTTTTTTAACTAAAGTATATTTATTTTATATATAATATTTGTATACTTTTACTATTGCTTTTTTAAATTAATCATGTTATTTAATATTTTCTCTAACATTTTATTAAATCAATGTCAATAGTTTAAAAAAATTAATTCAACTAAACTACTGTACAAATATACAGCATCTTAAATGCTCTGTGTTGCGTTTTGTGTGAGTGGTCTAAGCCTTACTATCATATTAATTATAATGCTTTGTGCGTACTCTCTGTGCGTTGTGGTGTGTGTCAAGTTTAGCAAGTGATAGAGATTTAAAAGCGTTTAAAATGGTAGTGCGTTTAAACGTAGTAAGATTTTACATTTTAACAGACAAAAAAAACCCCCAATAAAGGGGGCAAAACTCAGGGGATTAGTTTTAGTTTATAAATAATTAGATAATCTATTTCTAATGGCTCTGAAGTGCATAATCTCTGCCAAGATTTCTTCAGGTTCTTCCACCTCTAAAAGTTCTTTTTGTAATTCTTCCATTTTATCATTTACTAAATCATGCAAGTCATACAAAGCCCCAGCCATTAAAGGTATTACAGTATCATTATTATTTATATCTATTTTTACAGTCTTCATTTTTATATTCTCCGTTAGGTTATACCACGAAAGCCCCACATTTGCGGGGCTGTTTAAACGTGGTAAGTTATGCAATCGTTAGCGTATCATTACCGCAACTATTACAGATTGCATTATTCATTCTATCAATCATGGTCTGTGATGCTCTCCAACCAAAACCGCAAGAGCTACATTCAACCTTTATATTTCTAGTGCCTTGCTTCTTCTTGTTAGCTGTTGAAACTTCCGCGTGGGGATATTCTCCCAGTTCTTTAACAATCTTTTCAAGCTTTGCTGTCAACTCTTTCCCCGCGTGGGTGCTTGTCATCTTGCCTTCAAGACCAACATCAACGGCAATAGTTCTGAATAATCCCTTATGTCCATTTATACAATCATCAATAGCATGTATTAGCTCATGCGTTAAAACATCTAACACCCTGATACTATCATCTTGAGTTGGTGATATATAGACTTCATTTACTCCAGCCTTAGAACTTGCCCTGTTATGACAAGTTCCTATTGCTTGATGCTTTGCACCAGTTCGCCCACCACTTGCAGGAAATCCGCAAGAGACTTTTACATCCTTTGGCACTTCATAGCCGTGCTGTTTAAACACCCCGTTATTAAGTTTATCTGTTGCCATGATGAGCCAGTTTTCACGTGTTATTTTATTTTCAATTTGTAATGTTTTCATTTTTATTTTCTCCGCTGTTAAGCTTTTTAATTAATTACAAGATGTATTATCGGTTATATTGAGTTTAAACGCAAGTAAAATTATGAAAGTTTTTAAAGTTTTTCATACTAACAACGTATTAAATTAATTTGATAACTCCATAAACTAGATAAACTTTACAAGGGGCATGTAAAATCTTTTAAAGTTTGTATAGTTTTTATATATAAATCCCGCATACGATAAAGCTATACAAGTCTTTTAAAGTGTGCTAGGTTTTCTAAGTTGTTGATATCCTGTGGATAACTTTTGAAGCCTTGGCAAGTAGGGGGAGGCAGGATGCACAGGGGGGGTGGGGTGGTATATATATAAAACACATACATTTCTAGCCAATATGGTTATAAACCAGTTAGCCGCGTACTCCCAAAACTTCATAAGCTTTAGGACATAAAAAAACCCCTAGTTTTAGTAGAGGTTTGCGTGGGTTATGTAGGTGTTGAACCGGGGGACGTTTACAACTTTATTATACACCCCCTTTCACTATTTGTCAAGGCATTTCTAAAATACTTTTAAAGTTTACAAAGTACTTGACAAACTAGTAAATAGTTCTTATAATAGAAGCATGAGTTATCTACCAGAAAAGAAACGAAACCTTACCGAGAAACAAGAAACATTCTTAAATAACCTCGTTGAGACTGGAGGAGACTTCAAAAAGTCAGCCGAACTTGCAGGATATTCAGGCAATCACTATCAAATATTAAAATCATTAAAACACGAAGTAGTAGATTTAGCCTCAGACGTACTTGCGAGGGAAGCCCCTACAGCAGCATTCAAGCTTATACAGATTATGAAATCAGATAAGCCTGTTCCCCAAGCTAACAATAAGTTACAAGCTGCACAGACGATACTAGATAGGGCTGGTGTTGTTAAAACAGATAAGCTAGACATTAATCATAGTGTTAGCGGTGGTATCTTTATACTACCAGAAAAGCATACTATTGATATAGAAGCAGAAGATGCACAATATGAAAATTTGGATAACTGAGTACATAGATAATGTCCCCGGTATTCTTATAGGACCATACATTAAAGCTGATACAATGATACAAGCTAGTAGAATAGCAATAGAACACGGGTTGTTTGTAATTGGAGAGATACAAGAACTACAACACGAAGAAATAATAAAAGAAAGGACAGTACACTAATGAGCATTGAATATAGAGGAGAAAGATTCTCAGGTTATAACAAACCTAAAAGAACTCCGAAACATCCTACTAAATCACATGTAGTGTTAGCCAAGGAAGGCAGCACTAGTAAAATGATTAGGTTCGGTGAGAAAGGTGCGTCCACAGCTGGTAAGCGTAAATCAGGTGAAGG